ACAAGTATATCAGCAATCTGATTATTTACAATGTTATAACCAATTTGATATGGTTTCATTAAGTCTAGTAATGCAGTAGACTTTGTATTTCTATCAGAGAATACAGCTCCCTCTACAGGAAGTTTACATCCATAAAGACTATTATCTCCTTTAAATTGAAATCTTAATGGTCCAATATGATTCTTATCCACCCCAATATAAATTGGAGAGAATCCACCAGGATTATTCATACCCCAGAAAGAAGGAATATTTGGTCCAATTTTTACACCACCCCAAACTTCATTGATCCATATCCAATCAATATGTTCACCAAATAATAAATTCTCTTTATTCTTATTTTTGAAAAGTCTTGTATCATAGATTGGCTTATCAGTGATTTTGTAATCTTCTGTTACAATTTCATTAATCACCTCACCATTTTCAGCAATCTTAGTTAAGTGTCCAACTTTTCTCTGTGATTTCCAATAACCTGTTGTTACTCTCAATAAGTAAGCTGTACCTTGGTCATAATAGTCTTCTCCTTCAGAAAGAATCTGATTAATAATATCTCCTCCGTCATATACAGAACCTGCCATCATTGATGTGTACTGTCTATATGCTAATGAAGGCATGTTGGTATTCCATTCATGTGATTTAGTTGCATCATAGAATGTACCATCATTTTGACCACCGATTGTGTAACCTGCAGATCTTATTGGGTAAATAGCTTCTAATGCCTCATGTTGTTCTTCAGTAAGGATGTATCCGTATTTATCAATGACATCAGCCACGGTAAGCATATCCACTTTACCCACCCAGTTACCTTGAGAAATGTATCTTGCATCTGGAGACTTGTGATAAAAAGTAACAGGAGGATTCCAAAGCTCAACTTCATAATCATCTTCCATCATTCTCATATGCCAGAACTCTCTATCTGTGATTAACATGTCACGGAATGCTCTTTCCTCAAGTTCATCCATATGAAATCTTTCAACATCCACTTTATGTTGATGAATAGACCATTGCTCAATCATTGATCTATAGTCTTTTTTAAAGAACTTTTCAATTTCAGGTAATGATTTAATGGCTTCAGGATTCATTTGTTGTTGTGCTTCTGGAGAATTAGGATCTAATCCTTGTTCTAATAAAGCAGCTTGAATTTTCATTTGGGCATCTGCCATCAATGTATCTTCAACTTGCTTTCTTTTCTGCTCCATCATCTCATTATATGAGAATTCATCAACAGCCTTATAAGATAATTTTGTAGTTCTTTTAGCAAATTCAGCTACTAGAACATTAATAACATTTGGTATAATAGGATAGAACTTTAATTCTAATGCTGACCAGTCTTCTTTAGTAAGAACCTCAACAATGTCTTTCATTTCATTGTTTTCCTCAACTATATAATCTGACTTATCAATAATACCTTTAGCAAGCTTATAGTTTTTCATAAGTCTGCGGGCATTTCTACGGATCTGTTTTAAACCATTCCATTCAAGCCAATCCAAATTCCATGCTGCCCATTCCTCATCTTTTTCAGATTTAGGAACAAATTGTAAAGGTTGAGTTATAGAACCCATTCTATTATGAGATGCTTTAGCTCCCTTCTTGAGCTGCATAGCGTTAAAAACCTGCATATTATACTAATTTAAATATTGTTTTATTTTTTGTAACTCCATTTAGTTGTCTATTTAAAGTAGAATTATTAAACCCATATTTTTTAGATACTTCTGATATAGAATTAAAAATTTCTTTTGTCTCCAAATTAATAACTTTTCTTTGAATATATGAATAATCTTTGTTTATGTTTATAAGAGATTTATCTGATAAGTCATAAACTATTTTATTTTTTAATTCTTTAATTTCTTGTTTACTAATTGTATCTCCAAACTTTAAATAATAATCATTTATAGATTTGCTTACAATACAAGCTCTTCTTACTCTTGATGAGCTAGTATTTAAAAATAAAGCTGCTTCTACCAATGTATCAAACTTATATATAATATACGTTTTTAAATTGATAAGTACAACCTTTCTACTGTTGCTATTAACAAATACACCACCTTTTCTGCAATGAGGTTTATATTTGAATCTGTTTTTTGCAGCAATTGATATTTTTAATCTTGTTTCTTCAGAATGTTTTAAATTTGATATACCTTCACCACCATCTGTTAAATTGCATAATGTACCTGAACATATATCTGATCTTCCATATTGTCTGATATATTGTCTTTCTTTTTGACAAGCTTCTTCCCATGTAAGATCTGTATGTAATAGTTCTATCAAAAATACACCATTGTTTTTATTAACAATATTTTTCCAATACTTGTTACGGTTGTATTTACTATAAGCCCTATTTAAAGTTTTACCAATACCAATGTAGAATACATCATTGGTATCAATTCTTATATGTTTATATACACAAGCCATTATTTTATATTTTTGAAAGGGTTTCTCATTCTACCACTTTGTAATGATCTATTACTACCCATATTCTTAAATAAACTTTTTTGAGCACGGTACAAATTTTCTGACTTTTGCAAGTTTTTAGCCATATCATCCATGACAACTCTTTTAGCATACCCCCTGTTAGCTTGCTGAATTCTCATAAATGCAACCAAAGAACAAAATGCTACAAGTCTATCCACATTGACTCCGTCTGAATAAGCGGCCATTTCTTTTAACAACATGATGTCTGGTATCCTTTCAATACCATATTTTGTTCTTACAATAGTACCATCTGATTTAGTCTCAACATCAATCTCTTCTTTAGTATATTCTATAGCATAATTTAACAAGTGATTCTTGAATAATACACCTGTATTCTTCCAACCGTATTCCTGATATACAGAATTGTTTGCACCAAGATCTTTTAAGAACATGATCTGACTTTTTGGTACAAGATACTTTTGTCTTTTTCTAGAAATCATATATTGAATAAATAATGAAATGTTATTCTCAATAACAGTCCATGCATTGTACCATTCAATAATTGTTTCTAATCTTTGGTGAGTTTTATTTAAATCATCAAACCTTCCACACCAAGCAGCTACAATTTTATCAGGTTCAATATAAGTTTCAGTTTCTGTACCTGTTACTTTAGTAACTTCTACAGGAGCTTTCATTACATATATTGAACAAAGAGATTCTGAGGTTGTAGTATTATGTGTAACCAAAGCATGTTCTGTAACATAAAGATTATCTGGTGCATCAACTGATATACAAATTGCTTCTCCATCATTAATGCATTCTATATTTGTTATGTATCTGCTAAATACTTTTGATGGTTTGTATATATCTCTTTTTCTTTTCAATCTAAAAGGTGTCAAGCCTTCAGGTAATAAAACTCTTACAATATATGAATTTAGATGAGTTGTTTTTTTACATCTTATTTTTGCTATTCCTCCAAGTGATTGTACTAATTCAACAACTTGATAAGCCATTATTTTTGATGATGAATAAAATTCAGCACCATGATTTGAATAAGAACCATCTGTGTCCATTAAACCTTGCAATAAAAGGAGTCTTGAGTATGTAGTTGAATACATATATTGATGAGGTATATGTTTATCTTCAGACCTTCTACCTTTTAAATCTAAGGCTTTTAATTTTTGTGTTAATGAATTTCTTGAACCAGTTTTTTTTACAATTGTATAATCACAATTTGAATTTTTTACTTTTTTTATTAATACATCATCATCTAACAGATGTTCAATATAAGTAATTAATTCTTCATCAACTGTACTAAATCTAATAGATTTTTGTGATAACCCTCCATCACCTAAAAGTAAACCTAACAAGTAAGGATGAATAGATAACTTTGTAGAACCCTTAAAGAAAACGGGTTTAGTAATAGGAATAGACCATTTATTTCTATTTTGCTTATCCTTATAATAAGTAGAAATTGTATATTCTTTTTTAATATTTTTACCCGTACCTGTATAAGTAATTGTTTTAGTATTGTCTAATAAATCTTTTACAGAAAGAGTAATGTATCCTTTTGTACCACCATTCAATTTTACATTCCATAAGTGATCTTCACATACTTTAATACTGTGTCCATCACTAAATGTAATTTTACATAATTTTTTAATACCTTGAGGATATACACCAATTACATTTATAGGTTGACCATCAGAACCAATCACTTTATCTCCTATTTGTATATCACCTATTCTTTTTCTACCTGTTGGTGTATATAACATATTATCAACATATTCAGCTTTTCCCTCGGAAACAGGGTCAATACTTGCATAATACATTCCAAAGG